TCACTAATAGAAGCTAAAGCAGCTCTAGGTAGTATAAGCCAACAATCTTTAAATACGGGTACCGCTAATAATAAATCCACTACTCAAGAGTTAGATTACATGAGTAAAGTAATGATAGAGGGCGAAAGATTTATAAAATTTCAAGACAAAATTAATGCATCAACCCTGAAGGATGGAGAGGAAAAGAGGAGCATTATAGATGCAGAGTCAATTTTATCGGCAAAAAGATTAAAAGCATATACAAAAGAGAATGAAGTTAAACATGAGATACTTAGTATAGAACTAAAAACAGCAGAATTAGCTGATAGACGTTCTAAGATTGAAGATATCGTATCACACGCCTCAGACTTAAGAGATATTTATAAGGATATGTATGACTTTGAGTCTCTACATACTGCTAGTCAAAAAACGGCTTTTGACTTAACTCAAAGATTATTAAAGTTAAAACTTGAAGAAACATCCATCAATAAACAAATATCTCTAAGCACTAAAGTAGGTGCTACACATAACAAAAAAGCCTTAGAAAATCAAAAGGAATTAAATATACTTAGACAAGCGCAGATAACGCTAGAAGAAAGTTACTTAAAAGCCTATATAGATCTAAACGCTATGCGTTCAGGTGAATTAACAAATGCAGAGAAGAAACTAGAGATTCTTGAGAAAGAATTTGACTTATTCAAAACTCTATCATCTTTCCACAAAAAGGATAATCAACAAGAGACTGTATATAATAATAAGTTCTTAGCAACTCATCAGAAAATATTAAATGTAGAGGATGAGCTCCGTAAAGTAGGGGATGATAAGAATACTCAAATCGAGTTACAACTAGAGTTAAACGGTCTTTTACTAGATCAAGACTTGCTAAAAATAGAAAATCATTCTAGAATTTTAGACAATTTAAAAGAGCAGCACGAAGTACAGAAACGTACCCTGGAAGACAGAGTTGTAAGTGGAGAGGAGCTCAGAAATACTTTCGGTAATGAAATGCATTATCGCTTAGAAGAATTCAATGATAATTTTAGAGATAATATTACTTTTGCAGCAGATTTATGGGGGGCCGCCTTCTTAGACCCTCTTGATAGAATGGCAGAAAACCTTAAGAACGACAAAGGACTATATGGAGAAAAGGGCTGGGACGAGTTTTGGAATAATACTTGGAGAGGCATAGGGGACCAGCTAATAGACCAAGGTACTGCACAGATGAAGAAAGCTATGATGTCTCCTTTCGAGAAAGATAAGTTAGCAGAAGCAGCTAGAATGGCAGAAGAGCAAGAAAAAAGAGCAATCAGAGACTCAGATAATTTACAGTCTACCGCCAGTTTATTAAGTGATATCAAATATAACACCGATCCTGGGAATAAAAAATATTCAGATGAAATAAATAACTTTAGTATAGACATGAAACCTGCCGCTGACATAATGTTCAGTGCCGCTAAAGAATTCCATATGGCAGTTAAGCTGTTCCCTGATAATATGAGAAAGGCTATACAAACCCTTTTTCCTGACTGGCTAGGGGATAGTAATACACAACTTTTGTCAGATGAGGTGCGTAATAAGACGCCTAAACAACTGGGTAGATCATATGGAGCAGGGGAAGGGTACCAATACAAAATACCAGAACAATGGAGTTCGGTAGCATCACAAAATGATAATCTAGATACTCTAATGTTCCAAGCTGAGTTCGAGCATGAACAGATGGAAGCTAAAAATGCTATAGAGAAGTTCATCGATAATCTTGGATTTAGCTGGATTAAGGAAGTTACAGACGAAGCTTCGGACTCTGTAGATAATTTAGTAGAAAAACTACAAACAACTGCTGTACCTATAAATACCAATCCTTACTTAGGTATGGATACAAATACTTTACCTTGGCAAGAAGAGGAAAACCAAGCACTTAAATTATGGAAAAATGATTTTGAGGAAGTAGAACAGCAGAGAAGAAACCTAGAAGCGATAAGAAAAGAAAAGGTATTAGCAGAAACGATTAATTCTCTAACTAAAGCAAGATTGATAGCAGAACAAGCTATTACTAAGGAAATTACTAAACGCATTAATTTAGATTCTGCTGTAACTATAAATACTAATCCTTACTTAGGCATGGATTCAGATAATTTAGATTGGAGAGAAGAGGAAAAGCAATACCTTAATAGATGGCCCAAGGAGTCTGGGGCAGTACAAGAGAACCGCGACTACCGTAGAAATCAACGATTTATAAACGGTCTTGCCAGCGGAGGGCATATTTCAGGTCCAGGCGGTCCTACGGAAGACAAGATTCCTGCATGGCTATCTAATGGTGAGTATGTTATTAATGCAGCTTCTACTAAGAAACATGAGTCTTTAATAGAAGCAATAAATCAAGATAAGGTTCCAGCATTCGCTCACGGTGGAAAATTATCTGAGCCTCATAAAAAGAACAAAACATTTGAGGCTTTTGGTAGTACTGAGGAACAGGATGCTAAAATATCCTCTTTATTAAAAGAACATAATAAGAGTACGGATTTACAACTACCAGGCCAGCCAATGGAAGAATGGTCCGATAAGGTACTTAAAAATTGGGAAGAGTGGTTAGAGCCAACAGCATTCGCTCACGGTGGAAAATTATCTGAGCCTCATATAAACAATAGTTTAGTGGGTAGTGCAGCTATTGGGACCGGGCTTATGATGCAGGACATAGGAGGAGGCGTAAGACAGCCTAAATCAGTAGCTAAAACTAAGGTTGCAGACCATAGTAAGGCTCTTAAGGCAATAAATTCCGGAAGATTTAGTGGCGGTATTACTTTTGAGCATTATATGGAGCCGGGGGGTACTAGCGGAACCTTAACCGGATTTAAAGACGGTGAAAAGGCAGGAGCCATACGTTATATCTTAAATAAGCCTGGTGGACACAAGATGTTCTTATCTATGGATTCTGGAAAAGGAGTATACTCCCCCCATTATTTTAAGGAGTTATTTAAGCATCAACCACAAATAACGGAAGTAGACGGGGGAGAGTACACACCTGCCTCTAAAAGAGCTTCCGACGCGTATAAAAAGATACTAGCAGAGCGAGGTATAACACTTACTCCTGCCATAAATGAGTCAACCCATTTGCAGAGAGCTATAGATAAAACTAAGACTTTCTTAAAAAGCAATGCTGGAAAAGTACTTAAAACAGGAGGAGTAGCGGGTACAGGCTACCTATTATACGATAAGATAAGTGACGCTATAAGCAGAGCCTATGATTTCGTAACTGGTGCTGAAGGCTATGCTATGGGCGGAAGTGTACCTGGTTTGGGTCTATTTGGTCAAGGTTTTGGCGGAATGGGTGGAAGCGGTGGCGGTCGTAGTATAATGGGCGGAAGTGGTGGTGGACGTGGTAGTCAATATATACCTAAATTTCCTACAGGTAATATTACTTATCCCAAGTACGGTGGTAATATGACTAAGGCAGAGTGGTCTACCTTAAGAGCTAAAATAAATAAAGAACACACAGTAGAAGGCGGATTCAACCAAGTTAATAATAGCTTGGCTAAAACGGCTATGTGGAAAGAATTAAAGATCGCGGGAGGTGGATTTAAACCACCTGTTATTCCTAAAATGTCTATTAAGGCAAAATTTAATCAAGATAAGCTTAATATGAGTGACAGAGCTTTTCAAAAATATTACGGTTTTTCAAAAGACGGAGACGGATTCGCACAAGGTGGTCCTGTATGGGATTACTCTAAGCCTCTTGGGCAACAAAATAACAATAAAAAGTCTGGTACTTGGACAGGTAATAAGGGTAACAAATTATTTACTGACCGCATTAGTGGTAAGAAAATTTGGGTTTCCTCTGCAGATGAACTACCTAAGGGCAGGTTTGACTGGCAGTTAGGTAAACATAAGCGTAAGAATATGACTAAGTCTATATTCTCTAAGCTGACTGACGCTCCTAGCCATGTTTCTAAAAACCTGAAACAGACTAACTTATTTGGTAGCGGCCAAGGGTTTGATAGTAAATGGCTAAAAGGTACAGGGTACCAAGCTCCGCTTCCTGGAATAGATTCTAAGAACGTATACACAGATAAGTGGAAGAAACAGTTCATTAAGGATTTAGCTACACATGGTAGAGGGCCTTCTCAGTTGAGTTTATTCCCACAGAACAGGTTACCGTTCTCAGGTACTGGGATACCTACTAATAGTAAGGTCTCCGTAGCGTCTAAAGCAGCTAGATTTGGTAAGTCATTCCTCAAATGGGGTGCAGGGCCTGTAGGTATTGGAATATCTATATCTGAGCTAATTGATTGGTATATGGAGGAAGATGAGTCTAACAAGAGTATAATGGATAACGTAATAGACTTAGGTAAGACTCATGGAGTAAACGCTATAACTAGAGAAAAATTCTCTGAAGGTGGTAAATTACAGGATCCGCGTAACAAAGGCCGTAATGGTGATACACTTTTAGCTCATATTAATAAAGATGAAGCAGACCTACTTAAAAAGTTAGGTGGAGCAGGTACAGCGAATCCTACGACTGGATTACCAGAGTTCTATGGAGCGGATAGCACCTTACAAGAGATAGAACAAGAGGTATCTCTTAAAGATATGACAGGATTCTTCGATTCTTTGGGTCTAGAAGTAGTTAAGATCAGAGACGAAGCAAAAACACTTGCTCAGATTAGTACCAACACCTTTAATAAGTTGTTTGACGTAAATGGTGAGATGATAGGGGCGGGTAACGCTCAAATAGCACGCGCCAGCGGCAAAGCTGTTAAAGCAGCTGATGAATTGAAAACAGATGCACAGAGAAAGTATGATGCAAGGTTTGCCACATTTAGTCAATTAATTGCATTAAATGAAGACGGAAAAATATCTGATGAGGAAAGAAAATCCTTAAGTAGCTACCAATGCAAACTTTTAGAACAAATAGAAGCAGCATTGGGAGGAAAAGGAAAACTATCCGCAACTCTAAATAATCTAGATGGAGCGTCTAAGAAGGAAGCACTACTAAGATCAGGAGCTCAGGAAGCTGGAGCTACTAAAGAGGAAGCAGATGCCTACATAAACAGTCTTAAAAAAGTTAATGGAGATTTCATTAGCCAACAAGATAGTAGCGCTCTTAAAGCTTCAGAACAACAATATAGAACTTTCAAAATCAATAATTCAGAAATGGGTAAAGTTTTCTCAGAATTTGGTGTACAACTATCAGACGTACATGGTATGGCTGCAGGAGCTTTCAAAAACGCATTAGGAGAAGCATTTAGAACAGGTAAGTTTGATGCTAAATCAATGTTAAGTCAATTAGCGTTTGGTGTAGGTCAAATGTTCATGAATAACGCAGTTGACAGCTTATTTGCTATGATGTTCGCAAAGGGCGGAATAGCTGAAGGAGGCTTCAGAGCTTTTGCTTCTGGAGGCACAGTAACTTCTCCAACACTAGGATTGGTAGGAGAAGGTAAGTACAATGAAGCAATAGTTCCATTACCAGACGGTAAGTCTATACCAGTTATAGGTAATACTGGCGGTGGGGGAGAAACTACTAACAATGTATCTGTCAGTATCAATATGGCAGACGGAACAGCACAGAGTACTGTTAGCGGTGGAGACGGCGCAGGATCTGCAGAGGATATGTCGGTATTAGGGGATATGATTGCAGGACAAGTTCAACAATTACTTATGGATGAGAAACGTCCAGGCGGTTTATTATCGGATATATAAATTATGGCATATGATTACGACATAACAATTGGGTTTAACCCAGATAAAGCCTTAAAACAGGATATGAAACCTCGTATACTTAAAACTCAATTTGGAGATGGGTATATGCAAAGAGCTCGTGATGGTATTAATACTATTACCGAGTCTTGGAATCTAACTTGGAAAAATCGTAAGGTAGCTGATGGTCAAAAACTAATCGATTTCTTTGAGAGTACTGAAGGCATACATGCTATAACATGGACTCCTCCGTACGCTACTACATCTATAAAAGTTATAGTAGATAGTTGGACCACTACTTACCCTCAAACAGGAGTTTTAACTGTTCAAGCAAAATTTACACGAGTACATGACTTATGAGTAAGAGCCTTTCCCAGATAGCTGAACGATCTACGATTGCAGAGGTATCTGCTTCTTTAGGGACAGATGCTTTAATCGAATTATTCGAGTTAGACTTAGGGTCTGTAGAACTATATAGTCCTACAACAGGAGCTAGGGTTAATGATGTATTAAGATTTCATGCTGGTACTAATAATATGGATAGCCCTATAGTTTGGCAGGGCAATATATACGATCCTTTCCCTGTACAAATGTCGGGATTTGAGGCAGTAGGTACTAATCAAATCCCTAGGCCTACTATGGGTGTAGCTAACATTACTACCTCTTCTACAGGTACTGGATGGGGTTTTATATCTAATCTAACCCGAGATTTCGACGATTTAGTAGGGGTAAAAGTAACAAGAAAAAGAACCTATGCTAGATATTTAGATAGCTATTGTGTGCTAGATGATGGAGGGCAGGCAGTAGGAGGCTTCTGCCAAGATACGAATTATACCAACAAAGCGGACTGTGAAGCTAGTACCATGGGTAGCTCTTATTGGGCCCCTTTTACCTGTATCGATTGTGCTGCCGTAGGCACTTGGTACGTAAATAATAAAAGTACCTTTGAGTCAGGTACAGATCTTAACTTATATTTAAGAAGTTCAGATACTCATCAGCATACTCACAAACTAAATTTAACTTCAACTGATATATGTAATCTATTTAATACTGAGAGTCCGTTTAACAAACAGGTAGAAAATAATACTCTTTCATTGGCTTCTATAGATATAAACTCTCTAAGTACTTCTGGTACAGTAGAAGGTTTCTCCATTGTAGGAGGAGCGGGATATAATACTGAGGATAACCTTAGTTTAGTATCTGTACTAATTGCTACCATAAACGAAGGAGTAGATGAGGGTATTTCTGCACATATTCATGAACTAGACCTTACCGATGAAAAAGTATATGAAATACTAGAAAATCCTGGTACCACCTATCAGGTCAGTACAGAGGTTATAGAAGGTCATTCTCATAGTATTAGTATTATGTATACAGCACCAACAAACTCGGAAGTAGCGAATTTTATTTTATGGTTTTTAGATGCTACTGATAATCATCCTAATGGGACACCTCATATTATTACATATCCTACAGGTGCGCCTCCAATATTTGGAACTCCTGTAATAGATACTACTGGAGGGCTAGATAAGGCACCTTTAATATTTGCAGGAGAAGGGATCCTTTCAGGTGAGGAGGTAGTAACACTTTTAATACCTAGACCAGCAATTCATTCTCATTTAGCACTATTAGAATACTTACACGAGGGCACAGACGACCCAAAACTAGTAGAAGGGGGTAATAGTACTTTTGAAGAAGCTACTACTAATTGGTATTATAATATTGGTACTACTATAACTGCTGCTTATGATTCGTTAGATACTGGGTATAGTAATGTATTAAGAATAGAATCAGGTGGTACTAATAATTATGCTTTCATAGATATAGATACTTATGCTGAAAAAGAATACAATATTAGTTTCAATTATAAAGTAATAGTAGGTAACACCCAAAAAATATTAGTAGAATCAGATAACGGTGATGGAACTTGGACTACAGAATTTACAGAGAATTTAACAGGCACAGGGTGGCAAACTTATTCGAAGACTTTCTTCACTACAGAGTTTAATGAGGCTACGGCTAGAACAAGGTTTGAAATATTTTCATCTGCTGCTACTGGAGGAGAGAACGATGAATTGCTGATCGATAATTTTCAAGTAGAGCAAACCTGGGTACGAGGGGATGTTATAACTAGAGGTATATCGGGGAACCACGGTCATACATTGACACCTATTAATAAACTTGTACTTGATACCTCTGATTCTGAGGCATTCTTTGCAGATGATGTTTTCTTCATAGATAGAAAAGTAGGGGAAACAAAAGTAGTTATTGAATTTGAATTAGCACCTGCATGGGATGTAGAGGGTATAAAACTTCCAAAGAGAGAGATAATTCAAAATACTTGTCTATGGAAGTATAGGGATGGTAATTGTCCATATAGTGGGGATAGATATTTTGATAAAAATGATGAACCAGTTAAAAATACCGGCAGTAATGAAAAAGATGATGTATGTGCTAAAAAGTTAAAAAGTTGTGAGCTACGTTTTGCAGAGAAAATATATGAGGACGTCATACAGTCATGCACAGGTACTAGAGATGGATCGGGTAATAGTTGGACCTGGGATGGGGTAGGGAAGACATCTTGTATAGCTTTATATGAAGTAGGAACCTGCTCAAATTGGCCCTCCGCCGGAGCTTGGGATGCAGTTAGTGAGGCATCTTGTACAGCTTTACAAGATGTCTCCGGAGCCCCGGCTACTTGGATTAGCGGAGCCGTTGCTACTTATTATAATGAATTAACAGCATTAACTCCCTCTCCTGGAACTGACTATGATGAAGAGTCTTGTCATAACTATCATTGTTCAGATACAAGCTATGCAACTCAGAGTGCTTGTGAAACAGAAGTTTGTTCAGATCTAGACTATACAACTCAGAGTGCTTGTGAAACAGAAGTTTGTACTGTTACTATTAATGGATTAGAAGAGACTACTGCAGATACTCAAGAGACTTGTCAAGGTGAGTGGGCTGCTAAAGGAACGTGGGCTGCTCAAGGAACATGGATGTGGACTGAATATTTTTGGAATGGCACTAGTTGTTTTAAGCCAAAATATGATTACAAAAATACTTGTGAGGATGCAGGGTATTACTGGAATTCTGCAGAGGAGTTTGGTTGCTGGGATTTAAATAGTGCAGAATTACCTTATGGAGGCTTCCCTGGAGTAGGGCTAGGATTTTAATGATTGATACAGATATTAAGTTAGAAATAGAACAAGATGCAAAAAATTCTTATCCTAGAGAGTGTTGTGGGCTACTATTGAATGTAGAGGGTAAACAAGTATATCATAAGTGTAGAAATATAGCAACAGGACACGAAGAACAAGACTTTATAATAGACCCTTTAGATTATATGGAAGGGGAAGATAGAGGAGAAGTACTAGCGATTATTCATAGTCATCCCAATGCTTCAGCAAAGCCAAGTAAAGCTGATATATTATCTTGTGAAAAGTCAGGTAAACCTTGGTATATAGTGTCTTATCCTAGGATCAGCTGGTGCAATATAGCCCCTAGAGGGATTAAGCAACCATTACTTGGTAGACAATTTATGTACGGCATTACAGATTGTCAAACCTTATTTATAGACTACTATAAGGAAATTTTAGATATTGATAATATAAAGTATTTTCCTTCTGAGTATGAGTGGTGGAATAAGGGGAAGGACTATTATGAAGAAAATTGGGATAGTTGGACAGAAGGCTCGTTTGTAGAAATAAAAGATCATAGCAAAATGCAAGAACATGATGTTTTACTTTTACAAATAGTATCTAATGTTTGTAATCATGCAGCGATTTATTTAGGAGGTAATATGATTATGCATCATCTTATGGGTAGATTATCTACTAAAGATATATACGGGGAATACTATCAAAAGAATACTATACATGTATTAAGGCACAAGTCATTATGTTGAGAAAAGTAACATTATATGGAGATTTAGGCGAACGATTCGGTAAAGAATGGGTTCTTGACGTACACAATCCTCATGAAGCAGCTAAAGCTATAGAAGCTAACAAGCCTGGATTCATGCAATACATCGTGGATAAAGAGTATCATGTAGTCGTTGGAGACTCTGATATTAGCGATAAAGAATTAATGGATCCTTTAGGGTCTAAAGACTTAAAGTTCATACCAGTAATACATGGTTCAAAAAAGGGGGGAGTTATGATGCTAATTATAGGAGCGCTAATTATATTTGCCCCTTACTTGGCAGGGCTAGCAGAGATGGGGGCAGGTATGGCCACTGCAGGTACTGTAGGTGCTGGTTTTGGAACAACATGGGCAGTAGGTATGAATACTATGTTAGGTACTACGTTATCTGCAACAAGTCTGATGTCTAAGTTTGCTATGAATATGGGTATGTCATTAATGATGAACGGTATTGCACAGATGCTAGCTCCTAAGCCAAAGAAACCCGTGAGTAACGAAGTAGATAATGGACAGTCCTATAATTTTGATGGGCCGGTTAATACTATGTCTCAAGGACTTCCTATACCTATATGCTACGGAGAATTAATAGTAGGAGGGGCTTTAATAAGCGCTTCAGTTACATCGGAGGAATCAAGTGGACACTAAAATTTTAATCGTAGGATCGGGAGGCGGAAAAGGGGGCGGGGAAGCTCGTCAAGCTGTAGAGGAACCAGATAATCTACATTCCTCTCAATACGCTAAAGTAGTTGACGCTATTTCAGAAGGAGAGATAGACGGATTAGTAGATGGTAATAAAAGTATCTTTTTTAATGAAACAGCTCTTCAGAACGATGCTGGAACTTATAATTTTGATGGAGTAGATACTTATGCGATGGCGGGTACCCAGGAGCAGGGGGCTATACCAGGATTTGGGGGAGTAAGAGGACAAACGTCTGTTGGTATAGAAGTAAAAAGAGGAGTAGGTGCTCCTCCTCCTATAACTATTAACCAAGGTAATTTAGATGCGGTTTCCGTAACATTATCCGTATCACAGCTAACTAAGCAGGATAAAGTTCTTGGAGATATCCATGGTACAAAAGTAGACTACTCTATACAGGTAGCATACCAGGGAGGTAAGTTCGAGGAAGTCGTGGCTGCTAGTTTTGATGGTAAGACTACTTCTAAATATACAAGAGAACACAGAATAGAATTATGGCAGGACAAATTAGAAGGGAAGTATATAAGTCAGATAAATATTAAAGTAGTAAGGCTAACTAAGCATCCGGTCGATAGTGCCACTAATGATGCTATATTCTGGGAAAGCTATACTAAAATAATTGACAATAAATTAACTTATCCTAATACTGCCTTGATGGGCATTCGTATAAATGCTAGACAATTTAATGCTATACCTAAAAGAGCTTACCATATTAGGGGTATAAAGTGTAAAGTGCCTCATAATTACACAGGGTACGAACCTACTAGTTATTGTACAAGTAGATCTTATACTAGTAAGTCTACTTGTACAGGTATAGATAGAGTTAATATAACTCATATAGGAACAAGCGGTGCTCAGGGGGATGCAGTCATTTTTACAGCTCCTAATACGCCTGCTTTAGAGGGTGATAAAACTGCAGAAGGTACTTTAGTAGTAGGAGTAGTTTCAGTTAATATAACTGATATAGGGCAAGACTATGAAAATGGTGATTATGTAGTATTTTCGGAACCAGATATAGAAGGTGGAGAAAGAGCAACGGGGTATCTTGTATCAGGTGTAGCATTTATAAACGATTTTCCGGATAATATAGCTCTCCCGAGTACAGGGTACTTGTTTGACTTTCCAGATGATGGAATAGCGGAGGTAATTATTACTAACCCAGGATCTGGGTATACTTCGGCACCTACTGTAACTTTTGATGCAGGAGGCGGTACAGGGGCTGAAGGTACTGCATACATAGGGGTTGTAGAAGTAGATATTACAGAACCGGGTACAGGGTACGTAGCAGATGGAGCTGTTTCAACGAACTCGGGGTTCAGTGGAATTGCTGTACGCGGTGGTGCCTGGAAAGATGGTGTACAACCAGGAGATGTACTATACGAGGGTTACTTCAATGGGGACTTAGACGGAAAAGTTATATGGACAACTAATCCTGCATGGATTTACTACGACTTATTAACTAATAAAAGGTATGGACTGGGGGACTATCTACAAGAAAACCAAATAGATAAATGGTCTTTATATCAGATAGGTAGATATTGTGATGCAGTAAATAGTGCGGGTGAATTTGTAGGAGTTAAATCAGGATTTAAATTAGGAGGGGATGATGTCTGGGAACCTAGATTTGCTACTAATGTATATATACAGGATCAGCAAGAAGCCATAAAAGTCGTACAAGATTTAGCTTTCGCATTTAGAGGGCTATCTTACTGGTCTCACGGACAACTTGTTGCCGTACAAGATTCTCCTAAAGAGCCTACTCAATTATTTACTGCAGCCAATGTTGTAGATGGAGAATTTGGTTACTCAGGAACGTCGCAAAAAGCCAGAAAAACAGTAGCTTTAGTATCTTGGAATGACCCAAAAAACTTTTATAAAAGAAAAATAGAGTATGTAGAAGACAGAGAAGGCATTAAGAGGTACGGTATAAGAAAAACAGATATCACTTCTTTTGGGTGTACTTCAAGAGGTCAGGCGCATAGACTTGGGCTATGGACCTTATTTACAGATACTCTGGAAACTGAAACATTAGTATTTAAGGCTGGAATAGAAGCAGCCGTTTTACAGCCAGGAGAGCTAATAAAAGTAGCGGACACTTCTAGATCAGGAAATAGGTATGGAGGTAGAATAAAATCAGGCTCCACAAAAACTAATATAATATTAGATAGTCCTTTAGAAAACGTAATTCCACATCACGGTTATAAGTTAAATGTTATACACACGGATGATGCTTGTTTACACCCCCAAGAAATTTCTTTTGGAGTACCTCATCCTCATGCGGGTGAGCTATATATACCAGTTAACCCAGGTAACCCAGGTGAACTAGAAGATAAAGAAGTCTGTATATCAGATGGAGGCCAGTGGTCCCCTTATATGTTTATAGAAAATTACCCTGTAAATATATTATCTGATAGTGCTTCAAGTATAGATATAAGCTCGGAAATTAGTAATGCTACAGGAGGTGGAGGGGTAGATATAGTAGATACTCAGATGTCCTTCTCACATAAGTTCCATGGTATAACTGTAACTAATCTTACTACATCTAATACTGCAGTTATTGATAATGTAATAAGTGCTACACAGGTAACTGTGTCTGATTTCTATGATTTCGCTTCCCAAGGAGATTCTTTAGAGTATCATCATGAATTAACTAATACCCCTAACGCAGACTATATGTGGTTATTAGAAGAAATGGGAGTAGTAGAAGCTCAGGTTTTTAGAGTTTTAGGAGTTAAAGAGGCAAAAAAGAATGAATACGAAGTATTGGCTATGGAGTACCATGCTGATAAGTATAGAATAATTGAAGAAGGGCTTAATTTCGAAGAATTAGATGAATTAAGCATCAGTCGTATACCTAATATTACGGACGGGTGTCCTCCTCCTTCAGACTTAGATATATATGAACAACCCTATAGTAGTTCCGATGGTTCGGTTAAAAATAAAGCTGGTATAAGATGGAAGCCGCCTATAGGTTATTCCTTTATTAGAGACTATATTATAAAGTATAGAGTCAATAATGGAATTTGGATAGATGCAGGGAATACTGAGTACTTAGAGTTAGAAATTTTAGATGCAGTTGCTGGTACCTATGAAGCCAAAGTTGCTGCGCAAAGTGTACTTACTAACACAATGTCTAGTACTATATCAGCTTCAGCTACTTTAGTTGGTCTATCGAAACCTCCTTCTTCAGTAACTAGTTTTTGTAGGTCCATAGCAGGTATTGAAGTACCTTATTTAAAGACACTTGATACTTGTGAAAGGCAAGGACGATGCTCTATATTAGGTTCTGGAGGAATTGTCGCCAATACAGAAGCAGAGTGCTCATCTTTAGCCCCCGTAGATGCTAGTGGGAAC